GTAGGTGGATTGAATCTACCAAATGTAAATGTAGCACCTTTTTCTTTTGCTTCGTTGAATGATTTAAAAGTTTTCACTTCATTTTCTCCCTTTCTTTATCTACCAAGTCATTCATGATTTCCATGTTTTGGTCACCAGTCTTAGAGGTGTCATACTCATATGCTTTTTCAGGGTCACCGATTACCCAATCGTCCTCTTTGAATTTGATATCAGTTTGTGCTGGATACTTTGGTAGTGCGAACTCTTCATTTACTCCTTGAAGTTTCTTTTTGATTTTTGCCTTTTCTTTTGCGATTACGTCTTTACGTATCTTCATAGCAATCTTCTTAATTGCTTTTTGTTTCTTTGCCATTTGTTTTTCAAGGGCTGCTTTTGCACCAACACCTAAATCTTTTTTGGATTTACCTTTAAGAATTTTCTTTTCAATTGCTTTACGTGCCTGCAATTCTGCTTTCTTTTCTATCTGACCTTTCTGTAGTTGAGGTTTCTTGGCAGCTTTCTTTCTTGCTCTTAGTATCTTTGCTTTGTTCTTTCTGAATGCTTGTTTCATTTTGAGTCTAGTTTTCATAGACATTACTTCACCTAAGAAATACTCAAAATCATATTTGACATCGTCATCTACTGGTGCGTTTGCTCTCCACTGCCAGCATGACCAATAGTTTGCTTTCCATTTTGGGCCAGGGTCTGTATCACAATTCATTCTAGCACGATATGCTTTTAGTCTCTTAGGGTCGTCACGTTTGATTTCCATATTAGGGTCACCAAACTCAACCTTAACGACATTACCTTTATCGTTTTTAACGTAGACCTTGAACTTCTTTTTGCTACCAGTAGGATTTCTGATAGGGTCATTTAGTTTGACCTTCTTACCTTGGTATTCTGCGTCTTCTATTATTAAATCGTCATACATACTTCTATTTATCCCAATTCTTCTGTGCAGTAAAGTTATTATATGCAAATTCCATGCGGTCTACAAGTTTAACTGCACCACCTTCTTTATCGATTGCTACGTAACCTTCGGGATTTACTACTTCAAATCCCTTGTCTGTTTTCTTAAATGTTCCTATACCCTTGACTCTATTGAGTGCGTTGATAATTAACATTTTACCTTCTACTAAGTATGATTGAAAAGCAGTCAAGTTGTCAATCATTTTTCTTAATCCATTTAATTCTTTAATTAAATCTTGTCCAATCTCTCTCTTGATATTCTTAGTCTTTTCTTGTTTTACTTTTGCGACTATTTTTTCTTCCCAATATTTACCCACATAGTTTATGTAGTCTTGAGAGTTTGGTTTGAATTTACCACCTGAACGTATAAGTGAGTTAGCATATGTTTTATATGTTGCACCCGAAGCACCTTTTGATTCCATAGTTGCCATAACTTTTTGAAACTTAGTTAAATCATTTTTCTTGATTCCGTGAAATGCTTTACCTGTTGCAGATAGTATCTTCGATAAGTGCATTGCTTCTTTAGCAGTCATTGAACCTGTACCACTAACGTCTTTATATGTTGCGTCATCTATCCAAACGTCACCTTGTTTTAGTCCACTTATATTTGCACCAAACTTAGCACCTAATCCTTCTATGGTAGAACCACTGTATGTGGTATGAAATACGATACCCATTTTTGATTTCTTAATCCTTTTACCTAAGTCTGAATCTTCTTTGACTGCGTATAGAATTGTATTGGGTTGAAATGTAATGTACTTACCGTCCTCAAATTTAGTAGAACCTTTATCATTAGTGTACATTAAATCACCTTGTAGGATTTCTTTCATGCCTACCTTTGATAGGTATCTAAATGAAGTAAGGAATTTTTCTTCTAGGTCACCTGTAAGTTCAGGTGCGTCTTTGATTTCTTGTTCTGATTTATAGTGTAATTGTTTTTGGGTAAATAAAGATTTCTTTGCAACAAAGAACTCACCTGATTCAGGGTGAGGCCCTGCCCATATAGCAGGTGCGCCGTCCCATTTAACTGTCATGTTTACACGTGCACTGGAATTACCCTTAAGCATTTTACGAAGTTCCATAAGGAAGTAGATAGCAGAACGTCCACCATCAATACCGTTATTGATAATCTCGTCTTCTAAATGTTCTAAGTGTAAGTTTTTAACTGCCATAATAGTAGAATATCACCTTTTATAGTGTCTGTCTACTATTTATGATTTTTGAAGTGGTGTCGAACTTAGGTGTTCTTCAATTGAAGATATGGCACCACAGAGGCGTTGCACCTCTGTATTGTTCTTATCTTTTCTTGCAAGTCTCAGTTGTTTTTTTAAAGTAACTTTTTGTTGTATTAAATCAATAACCTCTTGCGATTTCAAATTCTTTGCCATAATAATACCATACTATGTTACTATTTAGGTATTTTTATATCTTAAAGTCTCTGAATTTCTCATTTCTGTCCATTACAGGCGTGTCGTCTTCCTGTGCAATTGCACTATCAACTAGTTCTTCCTGTGCTTCTTGTTCACAGTCATAGAATTTCATACGACTTCTATCAACACCCACTACAAACCTTTTGAATACTGTAGGGTCGTTGTATCTGTTTTTCAATTGTTTGACCACCATTTGGTCTAACTCTTCTAGTTCTTCGGACGTAATCAGTGCGAACATAAAGTCTGCAGTTGCAGGCAGTCCAAAGGATTCAGAAGTATCTTCCAAACCAATATCAGTTGACACATAACCAGTTCTAGTTGTTTGTGTTGCACTAACAATAGGTACGTCATATTCAACCGCAAGACCACGCATTTCTTCAGCAATACTCTTGACCAATGTGTAAGAGTTTGCACCAGCGCCTGGCCTGATACGTAATGACCCACAAATGTTTAGATAATCAATGTAGATTACGTCAGGTTTAAAATCTTTCTTAAGTTCTAATTCTTGTAATAAATGTCTAAAGTGTCCAACATGAGCAGCTGCTGTAGGATATTCTTTAATGAATACTCTACCTTTTGTTTTGTCTTTTAGTTTCTCAATCTTCTTACCATACATTGACTTGGACATATCAGGCAGTTCTTTGATTGGCACATTCATAATGTTTGAATCAATTCTTTCTGCGATTCTTTCCTCTGCCATTTCCATGGTGATATACAATACATTCTTACCCATAAGTAAATGAGCAGAAGCACAATGACACATGAATAATGATTTACCGACACCTGTTCCTGCGAGACAAATGTTCAAAGTTTTGTTTGGCAATCCACCCTTGGTAACTTTGTTGAAGTATTCCAAATCAAATGGTATCTTCTCTTCTTCTGTTGTATAGAAGTCATATCTTTCTTCTGCATCTTCTAATACGTTGTGACCTACGTTTGCATCAAACGTGACTGATAAGGCATCCTTCAATAGTTCAGGAATTTCACCAGTAGAACGTTGAGACTTCTTGTCAACGACTTCAATGCTATCCATGAGTGCAAGATAGATAGCTCTGTCTTGACACCACTTTTCAGTTTCATTCGTCAACCATTCTACTGGTGTTTCCTCTTCAAAGGACGTAAACCCACCTACGACTGTTTTGGCTGAACCTAAGACATTATCTGATAGTTCATCATTGTTGTCTAGGTTAATGAGAAGTGCTTCAGTCGTAGGGGGTTTACTAAACTTGAGAAAGTATGTCTGTACTTCTTCAAATACAGTACGCTCATCTACCTCAGTGAAGTATTCACTTTTGATGTAAGGTAGAACCTTTCTACTAAATGTTTCGTTAAGAACTAGATTCTTGAGAATCGTCTGTTCCAGTCTCGCTTGTTTTTGTTGTTCCATACTTAAAATACTCGTTAACTACTACTTCTAATTTCTCCATAACATCTTCCGTGAAATACTTTTCAGGATTGTTGTTAATGGTCTTACCGTATTCTGTTTTACCTGTTGGTAATAGAACTCTCGTTCCTTGTTTCTTGAATACATCAAAGGCAAGTGCAAGGTCTAGCAAACCATAGTATCTGTCGAGACCTTTATCATAAGTAAGTCTGACATCTACCATTCTGTTTTCTACGGTCAAACGTGACTTCTGATTCTTACAGTGAATGATATTACCAACAACCTCTGTACCATCTTTGTCCTTTTTCTTGGACAAATAGATGATTGAAGATGCGGCATACTTCAGTCCAGAACCACCACCCATTTCTTTTGTTGGGAACATAGAACCCACAACATCATAAGTGTGGTTAGTGACTACCATTGGTACTTTTGCCTTACCAAGTTTCAGAGTGAGAACTCTGAATGCAGCCTTGAGAACTTGAGCACGAGTCATGTCTCTGGTTTCTTTACCATCACTTGTATCCTCTATCTCTTTCGTTGTAGATAACATACCCAATGAATCAAGACACAATAACATAGGTGGTCTCTTATCTTCGGGGGTTTCGAGATATTTGTCTAATATAGAAATTGCCTGTAAACGAAATTGTTGAACGGTTACTACAGGCACAATAACCATTCTGTTTGAATCGATACCTCTACTCTCAATCATATCTTTACTGATTGCAGATTCAGATTCGAAGTATATAACTGCAGCGTCAGGATTATCTTCTAGGAACTGTTTACACATTCCCAGTGCAAAATAAGTTTTACCTGTTGCAGATTCACCAGCGATTGCAGTGATTTTGTTTTTTGGTAATCCACCGTACAGTGAACCACTCAATAATGAGTTGAAGACATAACTCCCTGTATCAACAAAGGAGTCAACATCCCCAGCTGCAACACCGTCTGAAACGATATTTGCATATTCGTTTCCCGATGCTTTAACTAAGTCTTTAATAAATG